CTTCTTGGCTTGCTCGTCAAGAAAGTCCATGTCAGAAACAGCCTTGCTCCAAGTAGAGAGAGTGCTTCCCATTGATGTGATGTCTTTTCCGACGGAAATAGCTTTTTTGAGCCCGGAGAATGCCATACTGGCCGCAGAAAACGCCGTGATTGGATCGATCATGCCTCATGCCCCCATATTAACGAGGGCATTATAGCACATAATTAACTTTTAAAAAAGTTAGAAAGCCTGTTAGCTGGAATAACCCAGATAACTTGTGCCGCGGATCGCTGCACCCGCACCGCGGACAGTCATCTTGTGAGGCTTCTTAGTGTTAGTATCAACACCGTAGGTCGCAATGCCGCCAGCAACAGGTGCCGGAGCCGATGATCCATATGGGATACGTCCTTGGCCCTTAATGTCTGCATAGCCTACAGCCGCGGCTGGATTGCTAGGCTTAGAGCCGTTTACTTTTACTTTAGCCATTATCTTTGTCCTTTTTTCTTTAAAGATTTTCGTAGTGCTGACGCACCTTTTGACGCAGCAATAAGAGAACCTTTTCCGCCGCCTAAGATCCTTGCTCCTACGTTAGAGCCTATTAGACTAATAGCGTATTCATCCATTGTGGGTATTTTTAAAGTATCTTTAGCCATTATCTTGGTCCTTCTTTCGATTGGAGTTTCATGCGCTTATTGCGGAGCAGTTGACGACCTGCGCCCTGTAAACTTTTGGCCGCGGCCCTAACGCCCCCTGTCCCTATCTTGCCAAAACCATCGCCGCCGTCACTCTTTAAAGTTTCTTTAGCATATTCGTTGGTTGTTACATAGGTTGATTCCGCTCTCATCGTCTTAACCCCGCAATACCACCATTGTTAAAAGGTACAGCAATGGGGTTACCAAATTCATCAGTGGGGATGTTTCTGCCCGGATTAAATCCACCAAAGACCGGCGCATTTCCGTAGGTTCTTCCGCCTTGAGCCGGGTCAAAAGGGTTAGGAATGGGCGGGATGCCAACAGTAGGGTCATTAGGAACAACAGGTCTAGACACAGGATTAAACGAATTAAGCGGAATGCCCGGTGATGCGAGGACCCCTCCCGGTACTGGGGGCGTAGCGAAGGGGTTATCGGGTGGAGGCGGTGGAGCTACATCAACCGGTACGGGAGGAGGGGCCATAGTTTCACCCATTATAGGCGTTGGGGCCAGAGGTCCACCCGTTATAGGCGTTGGTGCAGGTAGTGCCGGACCACCCGTCATTGTTCCGCCCGTCCCTTCGGTTATATCCCAACCCGAATAAAGACCTTTATCTCCGTCATACTTTTCTTGATAAGTATATGTTGTGTCAAGCTGCGGGTCATAATGCGTGTCTCCTAAATTAGCGGGCGCACCAAAATCAAATCCGGCACCGCGGCCCGGAGGTGGGGCCATGTCTGGACCCATAAACTCTTTTCCATCAACAACGTATCCCGGCACCTGATCCGTAAAGGTGGAGTTGCCGTCCATGCCGCCGGGTTGGTCGCCGTAAAAAACAGACATGAAACCAGAGTCGTCACCATAATTCTCCATTTCTGCGTATTTCGCAAACTCAAGCGCATCCCCCGGAGTAAGCCTGCCATCGCCGTTTGCATCATAACGCATGTCTTCCGCTTGATTGCCTACTGCCATGTTCAAAGCAGTCAGGGCATCCTGTGAAACCATCTTCCCGTCATGCTCAACTAAAGTTGCTCCCGACTGAACATCGTCACGAGCCACCCGAGACGTAGGCGCGGATTTTAGTGGTGGTCTTTTTGACCCGCCCGCCGCATTTACGTTATTATCAATCATTGCTGTTGCCCCTGCTGTTTTAGAAGCTCACGCTCCATTGCCGCGTCTATACGAGCCTTGGTTTGATCCGCTTGAGCGCCCAAACGTTGATTAAACTGTTGTCCGCGCATCTGCTGACCCCTAGAGTCAAGCTCCAGCTTGGCTTGGTCAATCTGGTTGTCTGCCTGATCCGCCTGCGCCTTCTGTTGCATTTCTGCCTCTTTAAGTTGTACCAGAGGGTCCGGAGCCCCGGCACCCGACATCTCCGCAGACATATCTTTCACTTGCTGCAAGCCTTCCGCAACAAACTGAGCAGTCAACTGTTCGATCTCCAACATCCCCGAAGCATCCGCAGGATCGCCGCCATTCTCATTTACCTGCTGTAGGTAAACAACCGCCGCCTGTTCTCTAGCCGCTTGCTGAACGTGCTGCATAATGTGCTTCTGAATAGCAACCGCCACCGGAGGCATGCCGCCGACAATAGGACTTGTGCCAAAAATCAAATGCGCTTGAATATGAGACTGGTGGTTCTGACCCTCAAAGGCCAACAACGGCAACATATCCAAAGAATTGATATTCTCTTGTGCCGGATCAAGCGGTTTAGGCTCTTCTATCGGTACAGATTTCATCAAACGATCCACATCCGTAACGCCCAGCGCTTCATACATATCACGAAAAGCCTCGTGCATATTATGTATTTCAGGTGCCTTAGTCGCTAACTCTAACTTAGTTTGCGCAAGCGTGATCCGTTGTGCCTGACTAAAGGCGTTAGGATTACTAACCGGTATAACGTCAATCTTGTCGTCAAAATCTTCCGCCATAATAGTTTCGTCAGCGCCCGCAACAGAGTACGGATACTCCTGCGGTAAACTCTCAGACATAACACGAGCAAGTATCTTGAACTCCAACCGCATCGCATAGTGCAAGCGCTTATGTACAGCACTCATGACCCGCGAGCCCTGTTCCATCATTGCCATTGTAGTTCCGACAGGCGCGTTCTGATTACCGTCGCCAACCTTCAAGTTGGTGATAGTAGCAAACCGCTGGCCCGCTTCGACAACAAAGCCAAGCAACTGAAACAACGTCTGGTCGGGACCCTTAAAAGGTAGCGGCATAAGACTATCACGAATAGCCCCACCCGGAGCATCCACATCTCGGAACTCTCCGGGCTGCAACGGTTCATCGTCGTCCCTGATACGAAGTCCGCGGGCCTTGAAACCCGCTGGGAGGTTGGACAATGTACCGGCGTCGATCAACTGACGCAGTGCCGCCGTGGCGGTTCTTGACAAACCGCCAATCGTATGGATGAGCCCTAAACCATAAAAACCAAAACCCGGTAAAAACTTATAGTGCGTGAAATACTGGATTTTCTTTTTCTTGGAGTCATCCTCTTTGTAATTCCTGCGGATACACAAGATTTCCCCGTTATCCATGGAAAGAGTTACAATATAAGGTATTTTAATTCCTGTTGGCTCGTCGTCACTGTCAACCTCCTCGTAACCCTCAAGGTCTAAGTCAACGTGACATTCCAAAATAGTGCAATCATAGTCAATCTGACTAGGTTCCATGCCGTCAATGCGGTTGATTTCGCTACCAACACCCGTGATTTCACGCTGTGCAGGGATAACATCCACATCTAAATACATCCCCATTACCTGACGCTTGCGCAAATCGTTCAGCGACATGCGAACAACCTGAGTGACGTTAGGGCAAGTCTCAAGGTCCGTGGTCTCATACGGAACAACCAAGTTCTCCGCAGGCACAAACTTGGAAACAGCACGATCTAACGTCTCGTCAAAGTAAGTTTTCTTAAAAGTAGACCCCGCCAGCGGTAAATAGAACAACATTTGATCCATATCGGGCGTGTAATCTTCCATCACATTAGTGATGTAGTAATTCATAAACTGACGGACGCGCTGACCCTGTGCCGCCTTGGCCCGCGTTTCCTTGCCCAGCACTACAGTGCGGACGGGACCCGATGACGGTAGAAGCTCGTTAAACGCCTGTGCTTGGAATTGGGTGGCTGCTTCAGCTAATAACGGGTGAGTAACCCCTGTGGCTCCCCTGAAGGGCTGTGTGCGCTCTTCGTAGTTAAAGCCCAGCAAATCTAAACCGTTTGCATACGCATCTTCCCACTCTTGCCGACTGGCCTTGTTCGCGTCGTACTCAGCCAACATCTCGCTGGAAATGCGCGACAACTCGCGGTCCGGCATCTCTTCGGCAAGGTTAGCGTCAAACTCTAAGCTATCGCCGCGCTGGTCCTGTGGGTCAAAGTCAATCTCTACGCCGCCGTCTTCCGTAGGAGTAATGCCAATTTCGCCAACATCATCAGCTTCAATCATAGCTATGACGTTGTTTTGGGAATCAGGAAGTTCGATCTCTAACTCAGCCGATAAATCTTCGTCTGTGAACTGGGAAGGGACCCCAGTATCCATTAAACTACCCGAGTACCCATTTTTCTCTTTGGCCATTCATCTCTCCTATGCGATGTAGTCTAAGTATTACTCATACCCTTCATACCCATCGCGTTTCGTATCATAAAAACCCTCTTCGTCACGAGGGTAAAAAAGGTCAGGACCCTTAGAGGGCGACTTAAAGTTAGCCGGGGCACGAGGCTGGTCTTCGGCAACCGCCCCCTGCTCGTCCTCCGTGCGCCCTAATATCTCCTTTAACTGTTTAAATATTGCCCCGTCAACTAATCTCGTAATTTCCTGCGCCGTAGCGTCAATGCCCGCTTTCTGAAATATCTGGCGACCAATAGCGTTGTTCCGCGTGTCCATAGCCACG